GGTCTTCATCTCAATCGATCCTCCAATCGTGGGAAGAGGCCCCGTGAGAAGTTGACACGTGACTGGAGGCTGGAGCCTCCCCCCGATTTCCCCTGCAAAATCCCACCCATAAATGTGATGTTATTTTTTAGCAGGTAGTGTAGTATAACAAGTATAGTGAACTTTCCCATCTGCTGATCGCAGACGTCATGGGGGATGAACCCCATTCCGTCACTGGCGTTGTCGACCGCTTCGCGTGTTCGAACACGACAGTGCTGGTGGTCGGTAAAGAGGATTGAAGTGAGGTTCATTCAACCCACTCCTCCCCACATTGGTAGCAAATGCAATGGATAACGTGACGATCGTCTTCAGGACTAGCCGTCAAATTTCCAACGATGATTCTTTTACAATCTCGTGATTGAAGCTCGTAACCACAATGGTCACAAGTCCTGGTAACGTTAGCACATTCCCGAACCATAAGACCACACTCTTTCGGTCAAGCCGATCATGTGGCATATGAGCAAACCGATGAGGTAACTCACGTTGTTTGTTCGAACATGGTTTATGATCGAAGCAAGTTGAAATGCTGTTTGGGGTGCTGGAGTAGATGGATTCGTCAAAGTAATCACATCCGCACCATGTTCTTGGCGTGAACGCCTTTGTAATCTCCACCACGAACTTCCAGGAATAGGTTATCACCAATATCTGTCAACGTGCTTGAGGATTTTATGAGAAAAACGCCACAGGGAGCGTGGAAAAATCCGGTAGACAATTTGGTCTGCCCGGCTGTTCCAACGGTTAATTCTCCAACTTTCACGAATGCTTCGGGGAAAGCAGTGGCACCGTATGGTGGGTCTTGACCATCCGTTTGAAGAGCAGCGCCTTCAACTGCAGACGAATCAGCTTCGAGATCTGCATACGGCATAGTGCCGGTACCAAGGTTGGGGTTACGAGTTTGGTTACCAGCCAAATCGTATTCTCCCAGGATCGAATAGCCAGTTCCTCCAGTAAACCATTGGAATTTACGGGTGGCTCCTGAAGCATCCTCGACAAGAGAGTCGGGGAAGCTACCAGTTGTAATCAAACCACCAGTGGTTGTAACGTCTGTAACGACAGGAGTTGCCCAAGGGTCACCCAATGAATAGGAATCATTCACAGTGAGTTTGGCTCGGAAATCACGCCAGCGTGCTACATTCGTCTCATTGACGTTCTCCATCTCATTCTCGTAAGCACGATCATAGACGTCTTTCGCTTCTTCGAAGGCCTTCTGAATATACCAGGTATTCGAGAGTGCAAAAATCTCGATGACTGTTCCGGTCGGCAGACTTGCGGACACATCGAATTTCAGATCGTAGAGCTTACCGTATCTGTAGAGACGGTTATTCATACGAGAGAGGCAAGCACCTGCATCTCCAAATCCTAAAGCAGAACCTGCTGGGCCTCCAGCGAACATAATGTTCATCTTACGTGTAACAGGAAAATACTCCAGGGGTTTTTTCTTTCTGAACGAAGGATCATTACTAATCTTCTTTTTCTTATGTGAAGTATTGCGGGCCATATGTCCGCATCTACAAGAAAGAGGCATATTGTCTTTCCGGGCCATTCTTCATCCAGTCACCGAATGGTCTTGCCAGGCGAGGGATGCTTCGAGTGAATTTCGTCGAAGCGATCTTTACCTTGTCTGCAGTAAAAGTAACATCTCGTGAATTCACAACTCCGTTGAGGAAATCGGATACTTCCGAGAGCTTGTTACTTGGAACTTTGACAGGCTTTGTCACGTATTCTACTTTCTTCGAATAACGTGCAATAGATGCCAGTTCATCTTCACTGGCAATATCCAAAGTGTATAGACGTCCTAGGCCAAGAGGCTCGAATACCCTCTTATTACTCCTGGACTTATTTTCAAGCTTCTCAGTTTGAAGCTTCATCGTTAAATCGTCATTCCATTCTCGAACAGCTGTAGTTTCCTTGAGAGGAACTTTCCAGTCTTCTTCGAATCCGACCAGAACCGAATGCATATGTGTATTCCATTGGTTGCCGGTCTTATTGGTGAACTCAATAAAATGGGAACCGCCGGAGATTCCCCATTCTTTCAGTTTGGTGTTAAGACCACGCATACTGTGCCAGCCAGTGTAACCGGACATTGTAGTCCGCTTAGTCAAGTAATCATATTGCTCACTTAGACTGCCTGATCGAATCTTCGAACTTTTACCAGGTAACGTCGAAGTCAAAACTCCAATCTTGATTGGTGCTTCTTGTTCTTGGGCCAACTCGATATCATATTGTAAGCTCTTAGCGATCTTCCATTGATTTCTCCTTGCTCGAACTCTTTCACACCCTGGGCATAATCGCCAACGGGGGCACAGACTTCGGTCGTTGAGATACTTGCGTACTGAAGTGCATCCCTCAGGAACAACATCGGTCTTCATCTCAATCGATCCTCCAATCGTGGGAAGAGGCCCCGTGAGAAGTTGACACGTGACTGGAGGCTGGAGCCTCCCCCCGATTTCCCCTGCAAAATCCCACCCATAAATGTGATGTTATTTTTTAGCAGGTAGTGTAGT